GGCGACTCATAAGAGTGTCTTTGTTTCTGGATGGAGGCCGTGTGTTGGATGGGTTTGTGCAGTAGCTTTAAGCTACCACTTTATAATCGCTCCGTTATTACAGTTCAGTTTTGCACTGGCTGGCATAGAGCAGGAGCTACCTGAGTTTGACTTCAGCCAGCTTTCCACAATTCTTATGGGAATGCTTGGTCTGGGAGGGCTTAGGACGTTTGAAAAAATGAAAGGAGTATCCAGCTAATGATACAAGAGCTTTACAACTGGTTTAATACAGTCATAGACCATGCCCTTTCATTGTGGGTGGTATTTATTGTGGTGACTGCTGTGTGGGTATCAACTGCATGGGCAGTCAGGAAGTGGATGCTGTGGTATAAAAAGAACGGGAGGGCTAATGGCAAAGGAAACTGTTGTAAGGATAAAAAATAATGTCTGATAAATGGATACAAAGTGCTACCAGTAAAGGAAAGGGAGCTTTCTCAGCAAAGGCTAAAAAGGCAGGAATGTCTACATCTGCTTATGCTAAGAAGGTTTTAAAGAAAGGAAACAAGTCTTCATTTAAAACAAAGAAACAAGCTAACCTAGCCCAGACGCTCTCTAAGCTGCGACCAAGCGGTAAGAGGGGTAGGACTAGGACTTAGCTTTAAACGCTTCTTAGAGGGGCTTACAAGCACTCTAAGGGGTATATTTTAGGGTCATTCTAAGTGACCTTTACAACTTGCTTTTAAAAAGGAGTATATTATGATAACTAATAAATTTTTACTGGACTTAAAACACCCTATATTTTCAACATCTTTTCTAGGATTTGATAGGCTATTCGATGATTTCGCAGGAGCGATGTCAAGAGATAAGACACTATCTTATCCTCCTTATAATGTTTTAAAAGATGAAGATATATATACTATTGAAATGGCTCTTGCGGGATTGACTGAAGAGGATATTGAAGTGGTCTTGGAAGATAGGGTATTAACAATCTCTTATGATAAAACAGATGAAGAAGCTGATGGAACATTGCATCGTGGAATCGCCCACAGATCGTTCCGCAGAAGTTTTAATCTGGCTGATGATATAGAAGTCAGGGAAGCTAGGTTAAAGAACGGGTTGTTATCTGTAGTGTTAGACAGGATTATTCCAGAGGAGAAAAAACCTAAAAGGATTGAACTTTTAGCCTAATATATGAAATGAAATTGCTTAGATCTATTTTATTCTTAATAGTTTTAATACAGCCTTCCTGTGCCCATGATGGACTACCTATTCCTGAATGGGCGCAGTATCATAGTGAAGACTATCCATGTCCACAAGGAACATTGAAAGTAGGTGATCCTAGATTTCCTAATCACTGGATATGTCAAGAACGATGGATACAAGAAGGAATACAGCCTAGAGTACGATGAAAAAATATCTTATAGCTTTAATATCTTTAATGCAACTTTCTTGCTCAAGTTTTGTAATAAAAGAAGAGTGGAAAGGTATTCATTCACAGCCTTGGAATTGCCCGAAAGGATATGTTAATGTCCGTATAATGAAAGAGAAATGGGTATGTCAGCCAGATATCTGGTGGGGTATTGAAGATCGAAATCCATATCTTTAATCTATTTATAAAATAAATGATTTTCTATTGTTACAGTTCTTTTTAAATGGTTAGACCAGTAAGGATTACTATAGTCAGCATGATACCATAAGGCTCCTTCTGTAATATCAAGAGGTCTTATTAATAATAACTTAGACGCAACCTCTAAAGACTCAATCCATGTTTTAGAATCTGTAGGTTCATCAGATTTACCATCACAAAACCAACTGAATTGGCATTGTCTTAATGTTGGGACCATATCCCCTTTCCAGTTCTTATGCCAGTTTGCTTGGTAAACTACTTCACAAATTGAATTAGGAAACTGTTGGTCTATTACCCTATTTAAAGTAACATGGGCTACAGCCAAGCGTCCAGCTAAAGGTTGATTCCCTGCTTCAAAATAAATATTCTTAGCTAAACATATTCGCTCCTTATTTATATTATTAGGTTCAGCTGAGTAACTATCAATACTAATTAATAATAAATAAAATAATAAAAATTTAAAGATCTTCATATTTTTTATTTCCTTGCATCTAAAGCTACTTCAATTTGATTATGTATATCATTTAATCTCACAGTAGCTTCATGTATAATTGTCCTAATTAAATTATAATCTCTACGACTTAATGTACTTTTCAGATATTTCAAATCTGTAGAAGTTCGTTCAGTTATAAGATTACCCTTCTTATCAAATAAAACTCTATAACCCACAAGAGTTGCTTCAGTTTTTTTCTTATTCATATTATTCAATCTCTCTAAATACCAACTTACCAGAGTCTCCTCGCAATCCAGCTTTCATATAAGCCGTAGCCCTGCCTTCAAAGAAGTTCTGATGTTCTATTCCCATAACTTCATCCAACCAACCCAATGGATTTTCTTTTTGTTTGTAGTTAGTCTTTAATCCTAGCTGTAGTAATCTTCTATCAGCTATATATCTATTATAGGCATACATATCCTTCTTGGATAATCCCTGTATGTCTCCCATTGCAAATACCAAATCTAAAAACTTATCTTCAAGGCGAACCATTTCCCTGCAAATCTGGTATATTTCTTTTTTGAAATCATCTGTCCAGATATCTATGTTCTCTTGGATAAACTCTTTAAACAGTTGTGTCATGGCTTCCACATGAAGAGACTCATCACGTATAGAATACGTTACGATCTGTCCCATGCCTTTCATCCTTCCAAATCTGGGGAAGTTTAAAAGTATTGCAAAGCTACTGAATAACTGTAGTCCCTCTGTAAAGGCTGAGTAGACCGCTAAAGTTAGAGCAATACTTCTCTTATCTTTTAGAGTAGGCCTAAAGTATTTAATATAATCATGTTTATCTGACATCTCTTCATACTCAGAGAAAGCCTTGTACTCTACTTCTGGCATACCAACTGTATCTAATAGTAAACTATAGGCGTGTTGATGGATAGATTCCATGTTTGCAAAAGAACTCATCATCATCCTAGCCTCTGGCTTTCTAAAGACTCTCATATACTTATCAATATATCCAGCACCTACATCTACATCTGATTGGGTAAATAACCTGAAGATCTGAACCAGTAAGTTTCGTTCAGTATCTGATAAGTCCTGCCAGTCTTTGATGTCCGTATGTAATGGAACTGATTCGGGCATCCAGTGCATTTGATTCTGTAGTACATAGTAATCAAACATCCAAGGATGATCGAATGGTTTGTAGTAGTCTCTTGTATTTAATAAACTCATTCTTCTATTACCTCATAAACCCAATAGTCTACAATCATATCTGTTGGTATGACCATTGGTGTGTTAATTGTTTTCTTATCTTTCTCATATATATCTGTGCATAGTACAACAGCTTTATCATTCTCTGAAACTAAGAAGCCAATGGTAGTTCTTATAACTGGCTCCAGCTTTCTGGCATCGACCAAAGTAAAATCATCTGTATCAACCCAAGCATCCCCCCATTTTATCTCTACTATTTTCATTGGATCATCCTTCACAAGACAGACATTCCATGTCGTCTAGTTTAATACGAGGTATCTTTAAAGTCACATTCTCTGTACCTCTGGCTGCTTCAGTTCTAAAGTAATATAAAGACTTTAATTTATTAGCTCCATACCAGTGAACATCATTAACATATTGCATATACTCATCGTGAACTTCCTGTGGTTCAGTAGCCTTTGGAAGTACAAAGAATAAGTTTACACTCTGACTCTGACATATAAACTCCTGACGCTTCAAGGCGTGTTCAATAATCCATATCTGATTTATTTCTGTGGCTGTTTTAAATATTTCTTTTTCCTCCTTAGTCAAACTATCAAGGTGTTGTACAGATCCATTATGGGCTAAGATATCTGCCCACAATTCTTTTATTTCCAATCCTGAAAATCCTTTTTCTTTGAAAAGACGTTCCAGAAATCTGTTTTTAACTTGGTAATTGCCTGTGAGGGTCTTGTGCGTATATATATTCGCCCTAAATGGCTCAATAGAAGGAGAAGTCCCATCACATATGATACTAGAGCTAGCGTTAGGAGCCACAGCCAGTAAGTGAGAATTCCTATAACCTGTATTGTTGATATCAGGAGCTTCCCCACGCTCCTCTGCCAATCTTCTGGAAGCTTTTTGTGATTGATCTTTAATGTATTTAAAACATTTGTGGTTAAATCCCGCAGCGTATATACTTTCAAAGGACATATTGTTACGTTGCAAATAGGCATGAAATCCCATTGCTCCCAAACCAATTGACCTTTCTCTATAAGCTGAGTACGAAGCCTTGGTAAATCCTTCTTGACCTTCTTTAATATAGTTTTTAAACCTTTTGTAATTCGCATTATATTCTCCGAGTTGTATAGTATCTATAGCATTCTCAATAAAATGCTGTAAGATATTATCCAGCATCGTTATCAAATCATCAATGAACTCTGGTTCCTTTGACCACTCATCAAAGTATTCAAGGTTGACACTTGATAAACAACAAACAGCAGTTCGTTCATCATTAGTGGGTAAAGTAATTTCAGAGCAAAGATTACTTTGTTTTATTTCCAGGCCCAAATCCTTTTGGCTTTTAGGCAGAGCTTCATTACAAGTATCTAAATTAACTATATAAGGCTCTCCTGTCTCTGCCCTTGTATATACTATCTGCCACCACAAATCTCTGGCCCGTATAATCTTAACAGCCTCATTGGTTTTAGGATCAACTAATCTCCATTCTGAATCTTCTTGAACTGCTTGTAAGAATTCATTGTTTAATGTTATACCATTGTGTAGATTTAAACACTTCCTGTTTATATCTCCTCCTGTTTCTTTTCTCATGTTAATAAATTCTTCAATCTCTGGATGACTAACATCCATGTAAGCTGCATAGCTTCCCCGTCTGGTTGTACCTTGGTTGAAGGCTAGCATCTGAGAATCTACTACGTGCATGAAAGGGACAGAACCAGTAGAACGACTGCCGTGAGCAGTAGGTATCCCATTACTCCTAACATCTCCCCAATATCCACCGATGCCTCCACCTGAACTTGCCAGCCAAATATTCTCATCATAATGAGAAGAAAGACCGACACGGCTATCAGGCACGTAATTAAGGTAGCAGCTAATAGGTAGCCCACGACTTGTGCCCCCGTTACTAAGTATAGGAGTGCTAAACATGAACCAACAATCGGAACTGTAGTTATAAAGTCTTTGAGCAAGCGCATAATCTGTAACTCCTTTAAAAGTTGCTGCAAACACAGAAGCCCTTGCAAATGCTTCTTGTGCGTGTGTTTCATTTTCCCAAAAATATCTATCCTTTAGACTATTTAAACTAAAATCGTTCAGTTTGGAATCTTTATCATAATCAATTTTAATTCCTAGATATTCTTTTGGACCTATTTTATCTTCAATCATTATGTTTCTCGTTTAGATCTAAAGCAATGATAGCGTAGTGTATAATTTTTAATAGTTCAGATTTCTTTTTACCATCCTTCTTTCCATAACGCATGGCATATTTCATAATATTTCCAATACAAAAACCTTCACCATGTCCCGCATCAATTATCATATCAGTTGCCTGATACTGTCCGTTTCCATAGTGTGCTTTGTAAGTCATATCAATATACTTTTGAATATTTCTTACCCACTCATCTTCATTAAAGGTATAAGAATAAGGTCTACCTTTCTCAATCATTAAGTCACTATCTAACATAACCATGTTCACTCCTTTTATTTATATTGATCCCAAGCCATAAAATAATTGGTTAAAAAACTTTTGATATTTTTTGATTTATAATAAAAGTCTTTATATGTCCCATCACTATAAGCGCAACGCCATTTTCCTTTACCTATTATATATTGGTAAATATATTGTCTTTTATAGCCTTTACCATCAAGTCTAGGTATAAGTTTGCTAGTTAAAGTAACTACATCCTTATCTATTTTATAATCTATCTTAACCTTATCTAAAAGTTTCTTAACACTTTTAACAGTTTCATTTTTAACTTGGTATTCTTTTTGTTTATTTACTTTAGCAAATACAAACCTCTCCATAAAGTCTTTTATATTTCTAGATCTATAATGCCTACTTGGTAATCCTCTCTCTACCCAAGGCGACCACCTACCAGTGGTATAATAATAAGCATATCTCTGTCCAGAATAGAATACCCAAAGCATTGTTGCCCCTTCTTTCAAAGTATATTCTACACCCTCTAAAGAATCTAAATATTTTAAAACCTCAGAAAGAGTTTCATTTACATCGTGCTTAAATTTTGGTTCTCCTTTTGAATTCATACCACTAAAAGTCCATTTATATCCTTTCTCACTAATAGTTTCCATCATGTCTATCTCCAAGATTTAGGTAAGTTCTCTTCACTATACCATTTAAAATTATTTGTTTCTGCCCACTCAGCGTGAGTTCTTTTAGTACCATCTTTACGCTTCTTTGCCTGTGGCATTGGAGCATATGGTTTCTGAAATAAGAATACCAACTCCATAGTTGGCGGCAGAGCCTCCCGTATCCATATGTATTTACTAAATTCAGCATAGTCCCAGAATCTACCTTTAGCTTCTAATAGAATGGTTTTATTTTCAATAGTATTTATAAAGTCTACCTCATAGGTCTTCTTTATTATATAATTAATAGGATCTCCACGCATTTTCCAGTTCTTTAAAAGCGTTTGGTGTAAAGAATATTCCCAAAGGCTATCATATCCTTTAGGAACATTCTTTTCTCTAGGTCTGATCTTTCTAGGTTTTCTTTTCATATTAATGTAATTGTTTTGGTGTCTTTCGATTTCTTAATTCTTCTTTTGTAAAAAGAATCAATTGTTCTAAAACAGAATCATCAAAAAAATCTATATCTAGTTCCTTTTGATTAAGGACAAAGCCCATAAATGAAAGCATTTCCTGTAAGTCTATAGGTAATTCTTTATCAACCATAAAATTTTTCCTTATTGTATAGCATATCAATATCTTTCATTGATATATCAT